CATACGAGATACGGAACTGTGACTGGAGTTCAGACGTGTGCTCTTCCGATCTGTTTTCTTGTATCGCACGCCAATTTTGAGGTTTTTAGCAAGGGTCTTTTTTTATTTTAGGAGGTGAGAGCGTGGCAAATAAGTCACCGGCAAGGCGTGAGCCGTTTTACAAGCAAAATGACCGTTTTCTACCGCTTGACCCGCCGAACTACTTAGGTACAGTGGCGAGGACGGTTTGGACTAAAATCATTCCTTTTTTAAAAGCAACGGAAAAGGTCGAACGCATTGATACATTCCTTGTTGAAACCTACTGCACGACCTACGAGATTTACAAAAAAGCCTACGAGGACGTGAAAGAAAACGGTATCCAAACCGAGATTATTAAATATATCCAGTCTCCCGGAAGTGGTGAGATTTTAGGTGAACAATCAATGGGGTTTAAGAAAAACCCAGCCGTTGCGACGATGAAAGATGCCACTGAAACCCTTAATAAAATAGGGATTCAGCTAGGTTTGACCCCTAAAGGACGGGCAGAGTTGGCTGAAATAGCCGGAAGTCAAGCGGATAATAAGTCTCTAGGGGATATGATGAAAGAATTTTTAGGGAAATAAAAAGCTAGAACAATTATTGTAATTGTTCTTTTTTTATTGAAAGGGGGTGATTAATAGTAATGAAAACAAATCTAACAAAAACTCATGATATAGATGCAGCGTATAAAGAATTTGATTTCACCGACATCGCCAAAAGATATCAAGACGATGGCACGAAATATTGCTTCGATGCCTTAGAAGGTCGAATAGTGACTGGATACATGATTAAATTGGCATGCTTCAGACATTTACGAGACTTACAAAGACAAGGCAACGACGACTTTCCATATACCTATGAAACGACTGAAGCGGACAAATTATTGCGTTTCGCTAGGATATGTCCAAACGTTGATACCGGTGAGCCTACACAGTTGATGCCGTGGCAGAAATTCATCCTATGTATGCTTTTCGGGTGGAGAAATGCTAACGGTGGTAAACGTTTCAGCCGTGCCATTGTTTCGGTTGGACGTGGGCAAGGTAAAACGTATTTGATGGCTATTCTTACGGCGTACTCATACTTTATTGAAAGTTTCGGATTGTCAAACCAAGATTATCTGGTAACATCTATCAACTTCAAACAAACAAACAAGTTGCTTGGTTACATCAAATCTATGATGAAACAGATAATCCAAAACGAGCCTTTCAAGAGTTTGGCAAACGAAACCGAGCTAGGTCTTCATAGTGACCAAGTTATTATGAAGGCTAATAACAATGTTTTAAGGGCTATATCCGCTGAGAGTGGGCAATATGATAGTTTTCATTTTACTTGAATGAACAACCGCTATTTTTGACGAGATTGGAGAAATCGAAACAAGAGATGCAGTTTCTAAGATTGTTTCTGGGCAAGTAAAAGTACCGAATAGACAGTTTGTCCAAATTTCTACCGCTTACCCAAACCCGTCTGTTCCATTTAGGGAAGACCAAAGGATTATGCAGCAAGCAATGGAAGACGACGATAGTAGGGATGCTGATACGTACCTTTGCTTAGTGTGGTCTCAAGACAATTTAGATGAGGTCTTCCAACCAGAAACATGGGGGAAAAGTAACCCGCTTTTAGACTTGGAACAAGAGCGTGACAACCTTATGAAAGGGTTGATGGATAAAAGGGATAGTGACTTATTAAGTGGCAACCTTGCTGACTTCCAAGTTAAGAACATGAATTGTTGGTTACTTGCTGATAGTAATAGCTTTCTTGATCTAACAGATATTGAAAATGCAGTAGTTGATGAATTTGACATCAAGGGTAAGCGTGTTTATGTCGGTCTTGACGCTTCAATGTTTAGCGATAACACGGCTATTGGTTTCGTCTATCCCTACGTTACTGAAGACGGTAGACAGAAATGGCATGTTGAACAACACAGTTTCATTCCTTGGCAACAAGCTGGCTCGTTAGAAGCCAAGATGGAACAGGACGGTGTCAACTATCGAGACTTGGAAACCAAGGGTTTTTGTACGATTACAAGCCATCCACAAGGCCTTATCAATCCAGAGGAAGTATACCGTTGGTTTTGTGAGTATGTCGAAGATAATCAGCTTGATGTCGTTTTCTTCGGATATGATGCGATGGGGGTTTCTAAGCTGGTCAAGGCGTTGGAATCTAACACTAGTTTCCCTATGATGCCTATTAGACAGCGTACAAGTGAGTTGAAAGACCCTACAAAATTCCTTCAAACGCTCTTTATCGAAGGGAATATCACTCGCCTTGATGATGAAATCATGCGTAAAGCCTTGATAAATGCAGTGATCAAAGAGGATAACATCGGCATCCAAGTCGATAAAATGAAATCGACCTATAAGATTGACGTTGTGGATGCCCTTATCGATGCGTTTTATGATGGTATGTATGCGTTTGAAGACTACGCTATTACCAACAATCCGACATGGAAGGTAGAACACATGAGTCAAGAGGCCGTTCTAAACTGGTTAAAAAACCCAGATAGTGGGCTTTTAGAGGAGTATTAAGACATGATTTTGAAGTTTTTTAAGGCAATTTGGGCTATTTTTGACATTTTGATGTTCATTTTAGCTGCAATTTCGCTTAATGTGACCACTTACCACATTGGCTATGTATGGTTTGGTATTAGCATGACCATTACATTCGTATTAGCAGGTTTAATTAGTGAGCTAGCCGCAAAAAAAGGCTAGAAAGGAGGTGATAATAATTGCCGATATTTAATTTAGCAACCGAAAGCCCACCGAATAACCAAGGGGGCTTTTTTGATATCACTGATCCAGAGTTTTTAGCTACCTTGAATGGTAGTGAGTGGGTATCAGCCGAAACCGCTCTAAAAAACTCGGACCTATTCTCTATTATCAGTCAGCTATCTAATGACCTTGCGACTGCTAAACTAACGACTAGCCGAAAACAAATGCAAGGAATCGTAGATAATCCGTCAAACAGTGCTAACCGTTTCAATTTCTACCAGTCAATATTTGCTCAAATGCTTTTGGGTGGGGAAGCCTTTGCCTATCGCTGGCGAAACGACAATGGGCGTGATATGAAGTGGGAGTATTTAAGACCATCTCAAGTCTCATTTAACCGATTGGATAATCAGAATGGTCTTTATTACAACATCACATTCGATGATCCACGCATCCCACCAAAACAACATGTACCTCAAAGCGATATCTTACACTTCAGATTGCTATCTGTAGATGGTGGTTTGACAAGCGTAAGTCCGTTGATGGCTCTTGGTAGAGAATTGGATATTCAAAAAGCTAGTGATAAGCTAACGCTTAATTCACTTAAAAATGCCCTAAACGCTAATGGTATTTTGAAGATTAAGGGCGGTGGTTTGCTCGATTTCAAAACTAAGGTCTCACGCTCTCGACAAGCGATGAAGCAAATGCAAGGCGGTCCGTTGGTACTGGATGATTTAGAGGATTTCACACCTCTTGAAATCAAATCTAACGTGGCCCAACTACTTAAGCAAGCGGACTGGACGACCGGACAATTTGCGAAAGTCTACGGTATCCCAGAGAACGTTGTCGGTGGGCAAGGTGACCAACAATCATCACTAGAAATGAGTTCAAACGTCTATTCTAAAGCAGTAGCACGCTACTTAAGGCCATTTCTTAGTGAGTTGTCTCAAAAACTTTCATGCGATGTGGATGCGGATATTTTCCCAGCGGTTGACCCGACTGGTGCTAACTATATCAGCCGTATCAATAGCATGGTTAAAAGTGGCACACTCGCACAAAACCAAGGCTTGTATATTTTGCAACAAGCTGAAATTTTGCCTAAAGAGTTGCCAGAGGGTAAGAACCCTAACCGTACCACATTGAAAGGAGGTGAGATAAATGGGCAAGATTGACATTAAAGGCGATATTGTAAGTGATGATGCTGGTGCTTTCTACGAATACTTTGGCATGTCTAGTACCTATCCCAAACTGGTACAAGATGCCATTGCTAACGACGAAGACGAAGAAATCACGCTTAATATTGCGTCCAATGGTGGTGATGTGTTTGCAGCTAGCGAAATCTATACAATGCTTAAGGCTAGCGGCAAACGTATTGTGGTTAATGTGCAAGGGCTAGCGGCTAGTGCTGCTAGTGTCATTTCTATGGCTGGTGATACCGTGCGTATCAGTCCAACGGCGCATATTATGATTCATAAAGCGTCTACTGGTATCGTTGGTAATAGCGATGACCTAGAGCACCAATCAGCAGTGCTTAATAGCATTGATGAATCCATTGCTTTGGCTTATGAAATGAAGACTGGTCTCAAGCAACCAGAATTACTTGATTTAATGGCTAAAGAGACATGGCTCAACGCTAAAACTGCCGTTGATAAAGGCTTTGCGGATGAAATCATGTTTTTCGATAACGATGAAGAAGAAATCATGGTTACGAATGCCGTACATCAACTACCAAGCAAATCAGCAATCACTAAATTTAAGAATATGATTGCTACACCTAAGACCAATACATTGCGTGAGCAGAAATTGGCTATTTTACTTGAAAAATGAAAGGAAGATGATTGATGAAAACATCAAACGAATTGCATGACCTTTGGGTTGCTCAAGGCGACAAGGTCGAAAATCTTAATGAAAAACTTAACGTAGCTATGCTTGATGATTCAGTTACTGCTGAAGAATTGCAAGCAATCAAAAACGAGCGTGACACTGCCAAAATGAAACGTGACATGTTCAAAGAACAATACACTGAAGCTCGTGCTAGTGAAGTAGCTAACATGACTGAAGAAGAAAAACAACCATTGACTGAAAACGAAGAAGAAGTTAAAGCTAACTTTGTTAAAGACTTTAAAAACCTCGTTCGTGGTCGTTACCAAAACTTGCTTGATTCTAAAACAGACGCTACAGGCTCAGACGCTGGCTTGACTATCCCTCAAGACATCCGTACAGCTATTAATACATTGGTTCGTCAATACGATTCATTGCAAGAATACGTTAACGTTGAAAACGTAACTACTCTTACTGGTTCTCGTGTTTACGAAAAATGGGCTGAAATTACTGGCCTTTCTAAGCTCGATGATGAAGCTGGTCAAATCGGTAACAATGACGACCCTAAATTGTCACTTATCAAGTACGCTATCAAACGCTATGCTGGTATCTCTACAGTAACTAACAGCTTGCTTGCTGATTCTGCCGAAAACATCCTTGCTTGGTTGTCTGGTTGGATTGCTAAGAAAGTTGTTGTTACTCGTAACAAAGCTATCTTGGAAGTTATCGCTACACTCCCAACTAAACCAACATTGGCTAAATGGGATGATATTATCGACCTCGAAGCTAAAGTTGACCCAGCTATCAAACAGACTTCATTCTTCTTGACTAACACTACAGGCTTTACTGCTCTTAAGAAAGTTAAGAATGCAATGGGTGACTACCTCATGGAACGTGATGTGAAATCACCAACTGGCTACTCAATCGATGGCTTCATGGTTAAAGAAGTTTCTGACCGTTGGCTTGCTAATGGTACTGGTGGAGTTATGCCACTTTACTTTGGTGACTTGAAACAAGCAGTAACATTGTTTGACCGTCAACACTTGTCATTGCTCTCTACTAACATTGGTGGCGGTGCTTTCGAAACTGACACTACTAAAGTACGTGTTATTGACCGCTTCGATGTTGTTAAAACGGATGAAGAAGCGTTTGTGCCAGCGTCGTTTAAAGCGATTGCTGACCAAAAAGCCAATCTTACTACTGGAGCTTAATTAGGAGGTAAGTAATGAGTGTATCTAAGGAAACTATCATGCAGACCCTCAATCTGGATGAGACAGACGACACTGCACTCATTCCAGCTTACATTGAATCGGCTCAACAGTACATTATCAATGCAGTCGGTAGTGATTCGAAGTTCTACGATCTTGAAAGTGTAGAATCTTTGTTTGACACCGCTGTAATAGCCCTAACAAGTTCATACTTTACCTATCGAGTAGCTCTAACGGACACAGTGACTTATCCGATTAACCTAACTTTAAATAGCATAATCGGGCAATTAAGGGGCTTATACGCAACGTATAGCGAGGAAAGAGGTGACTAATGGCTAAAGTTAGATACTTACCCTCAGACTTTCGTTTCAAGGCTGATTTTGGCACATACCAAAGCACACCTAATAAATTTACGGGTGTGAGTGTGCCGAAATTCGTCAAACAGTTTACGTTGCACTATAAGCCACACACTCGCACACTTAATCAAGAGTATTTAGCCCAACAAAATGGCGAAACCGATACAAAAGTTATCGTCATTCGACACAATGCCAAAGTAGTTGAAGGTCAAGTGGCCGTCCTAAATGGCACTCAGTATGACATTGTGCGAGTTAGCCCCAACGAAAACTTTGGGCTTAACCGCTACGACTTTCTAACTTTGAGAAAACGCAAGAAAGTTGGGTGATGGCTTATGGTAGGGCTTGATAAGGCGCTAGAGGGCTGGCTTGAAACAGTCGCTAGTATTGGCGATTTAACACCAGCGGAACAAGCGAAAATTACAACCGCTGGCGCAAAAGTGTTTCAAAAAGAGTTGGAAGAAGTGACTCGAAAGGAACACTACTCAAACAAGAAACATTTGAAGTATGGGCACATGGCTGACGGTTTATCTGTTCAATCAACTAACGCTGATGGCAGAAAGAACGGTGTGGCAACCGTAGGCTGGAAAAACAATTACCACGCTCAAAATGCCAGACGATTAAATGACGGCACTAAAAAATACCGTGCTGACCATTTCGTTACCAATGTCCAAAACGATAGTGCTGTTCAAAAGAAGGTGCTATTAGCAGAAAAAGAGGAATATGAAAAACTCATTCGAAGAAAAGGAGGGAAGTGATTAAGTGTTAGCAACCGTAAAACTAAAAGAGCTCATTGACGGCAAAGAATTTGGTGAAATAAGCGAAGTATATGTAAACAACTTGCCTAAAGAGCTCGAAGAAAACACCGATAAGACAATCGTTTTGCTCACTGAAAGCAATCCATCCCTTGATTTGAGTGGGAATAATACCTTTTTCGGAAAAACGGATAGAGTAGAAGTCCAGATTTTCTACAAGGCTGACATCGATTTTGATATTGAAGCCTTTGAGATGGAATTGCTGAAATTCCTAAAATCTGAACACTACTCAATTACAGATATGAGAGAACATAGCATAGACCCCGATACATTACAGATTACGGCGGTCTTTTTTGTTGCTCTCGATAAATTAATTTAACAAAGGAGAAATAACTATATGGCAATTGTAGGTTTGAAAATGGTTCGCCTTGCTTTGGTTGACCCAAAAACCCAAAAACTACTTAAAGGCGCTGACGGCCTTTCAACTGATGGTGTGATTGAAGTTGACTCAACTATGCTTGGTACTCGTACCGCTAACATCTCAAACTTGGAAGGTCAAGCAACTAAAATTCCCGGAAACAATTCCGTACAAGATGTTATGATCGCACCGGGTTCACCAACAGTAGCATTCGACTTCAATAACCTTGACTTTGAAATCAAACAAAAAATGCTTGGTTTTAAACCAGACGGCAAGGGCGGTTACGTTATGGACGGTGAAAAACCACACACAGCGGTATTGATTGAATCTGAAACGCTCGACCGTAAACACTCAGTGTTCTTTGGTTTCGCTAACGGTATCATGCAAGAATCAACTCAAAACGTTGCTACAGATACCGACACTGCACAAACTCGCCAAGACGACAACATGACATTCAACGCCTTGTCAGCGACTGCGTTCGGTGGGGAACCTTACAAGAAATACTATTCTGGTGCATCTACGTTTGATAAAACTAACATGTTCAAAGAAGTATTCGGTGGGTATGTCCTTCCTGCTGCATCAAATAGTATTTAATAATTCGCAAGAGGTCGGGCTCATGGCCTGACCTCTATTTTTGTGTTAAAGGAGTAAAGAGAAATGGAAATCAGAACTATTCAAATCCCAGAAGTCAGTAAGAAGGCATTTGAAGTAGCTACAAGCAACCGTAACGTCTTGCGTATGCATGAGTACCAACTTGCCGTACTCAAAATCAGCGATACTGTTGAAGAAAGCGACACACAAGAGCAAGCACAAGCGAGCTTCACAATCCTCAAAGAAATGCTTGGTTTTATCCGTGCTGTCCTTAAATTGGATGATGAAGCCTATGACAAATTGCTTGATTTGGACAATGAACGTACACAAGAGATTGCTGAAAAATTGGTGGGCTACATGTACGGATTGACAGACGAACAACTTGAAAATGCCACTGGTGAAACTGACCCAAAAGAGTAAAATCTAAAGGCGAACAGATTTTTGATTTAGAAAATCGCATTGAAGATTTAAAAATCATTGCTAAAAAATCAATCCAAGGTTTTGGGTGGACACTAGATCAGTATTACGACACTGACTATTACGAGCTAATGAAAATCTTAAATGCCAAAGAGGAAGAAGATAGAATGGTTGACCCAACATCTTTACTCTAATTTTTAAGGAAAGGAGGAAAATAATACATGGCAAAAGTACAAGCTACCATGTCCACGGAAATCGCCTTGGATACGCTACAAGCTGCCAATTCGATTAAGCGGTTAACTCAGTTAGTCAATAGCTCTACGAACGCATGGAAGGCACAAGAAAGCCAAATGCGCAGTGCTGGTGACTATCTAGGAGCAGCACAAGCCAAATACGATGGTTTGGGTAATGCTATCCAAAACCAACAACATAAGATTGAAAAACTGAAACAAGAGCAGTCTCGGCTTAAAGGTAGTACCGCTGAAACCGCTGAACAGTACCTTAAGTACCAACAACAGATTGACCAAGCTACGACACGTTTGGCATCGTTGGAAAATCAACAACGGCAAGCTAAGAATAGCCTAGATTATCAAAAATCTGGTTTAGCAGAGCTTCAAAAGGAATACAAAGCCCAAAACGAAGCGTCTGAAACTTATGTCAAGCGTTTAAAAGCTGAAGGCAAAGAGGACGAAGCAAGACAAGAACAACTTAAGCAATACAAGGGCTCTATTACTAACTTAAACAAGCAGTATGAGACCCAAAAAGAAATGCTTGAGCGTGTCGCTAAACAGTCCGGAAGAACAAGCGATGAATACCGCAAGCAAAAGCAACGCTTGGATGAAACGGCCACTAGCCTAGCGCACACCAGAAACGTTGCTGACAAGCTCGATGATGAAATCGAGCAAAGTCAACGTTCTAGCACGTTCATCGGTCGCTTAAAGGATAGCTTCAAACGTTTAGGGAGTGAAGTCAGTGAGACTGAAACGAAAACCTCACGCTTAAAAGGTATCTTTGGTGCTACGTTCGCAGCTAACTTGATCAGTAACGGTTTCCAAAACGCATTGGGAGCTATTAAGGGTAAGTTTGACGAAATCGCCCAATCCAGTGCCGAATACGTTAAATACCAACAAACCATGAATGCCACTTGGTTAACCTTGACGGGTAATGCTGAAGAAGGCAAAAAAATGGTCGACATGACCAACCAAATGGCACAAGCAGCGGCTAACTCAACAGAAATGGTTGACGGTATGAACCAGAAATTCTATGCCGTTACCCACAACACAGAGTTAACCAAACAACAAACACAAGCTATCTTGACATTGCAAGATGCGTTTGGTCAGACCGATGCAGCCGTTGAGAATTTTGCTACTCAGTGGGCTCAAATGATTGCCAATGGTAAGGTTCAAGGGCAAGACATGATGTCTATCATCAATGTCTTTCCGGAAATGAAAAACCAACTTAAAGAAGTAGCTGCACAAGAACTTGGCATTGCTGATATGACCGCCGATAAATATGCGGAGCTCCAAAAAGATGGTAAAATCACCGCAGAGATGGCACAAAAAGCCTTGTTTGAGTTGCAAGACAAGTACAAGGATGCGACAGCTAACTTCTCAACTACTATCGGTGGCCTTGAAAGAACTATCCAATCTCGTATGCCGGCGGTAGTTGCGGCGTTCCGTGACCCAATCGACAAAATGAAAAACCCATTCTTACAACAGATTGGTAATTGGGTTGCTGATCCTAACACTGAAACTAAATTTAAAGATTTAGGGGAGCATGTTTCTAAGGGCTTAGGCACTATCATGGATGCCTTTTCTAAAGTCTTTAATCTAGGTAGTGGTACCGACAAGCTCAATGGCTTCATGGACGGCCTTAACAAGGTCGTTGATAACGTTAGTAAAACCATTGCTAACAACGCCCCTAAGATTGTAGCCTTCTTCAAAGAAGTTAAAGACAGCCTTAAGGCAACGTGGAGCATCGGTAATGATTTTGGTGCTGGTATTTGGGAAGTTGCCGTAGACACAATCAAAGGTGTCGCTGGTGCTTTCAATTTAATGACTGGAAACGGTAAGAAGGCCAAAGGTCCAGTCACATCACTATCTAAGGCATTAGGTGGTATTGCAAAACATAAGACGGCTATTAAAACGGTTGGTTCTTTGTTTGCTGCTTATTTTGTAGGTTCTAAGGTCGCTCTTGGAATAACGGCAGTAGTCAAAGGTATTCATGCTTGGCGAACAGCTACAGTCGGTATGACTGCGGCACAAAAATTATTGAACCTAGCTTTGGCATCTAACCCTATCGGTCTGATTGTGGTTGCGGTAACTACGGCTATCACTGCCCTAGTGCTACTTTACAAGCACAACAAAAAATTCAAGAAATTCGTTGATGGTATTGTGAAAAATATCAAAGACGGTTTCACCAATGCTGGTAAATGGTTTGGCAAGACATGGGATGGCATGAAGAAGACTTGGACCGGTGCGATGGACTCAATGACCAAAAGCACCAAGAAAGGTTTTGAAAAGACCAAGACTTACTTCACTGGTGGTGAGAAAGGTATTAAAGCCTTCACCAACACTGCTAAGAAGTTGCTTGTGCTATCGAATCCAGTAGTCGCTGGTTTCGAATTGATGTACAAGCATAACAAGCCATTTAAGAAGTTCGTCGATAACACGGTTGACCATGTCAAAGATATGGCTAAAGGCGTTGAAAAACACATGAGCAACCTTAAGAAAGATTGGGGTGAAAAGTGGGACAATGTCAAGAAGTTCGCATCTAAGACATGGGAAGGTATCAAGGGCAATGCCACTGAAGCGATGATTGCTCTTGGTAAGGATATTGACAAAAACCATAAGGGTATCAATAAGAATTGGTTTGACGGTTGGGAAAACTCTAAGAAGTTCCTTTCGAAGAAGTGGGATGAAATTGGAGCATTAACACAAGAGAAATTCGGTATTAATATTACCAAACTGATTACTGACGCTTTGACTAACATTGCTAATTTCTTCAAGAATACTTGGGATAATGTCAAAAAAGGCTTTGGCGAAATGTGGGACGGCATGAAAAAACTTGCCGGTGACGGTATTAATGCTGTCATTGCCTTGCCAAACGCTGGTATCGACGGTATTAACAAACTGATTTCTGATTTCGGTGGTAGCAAAGAAGCTATCTCTAAAATTCCGAAAGTTAAGTTTGCTGATGGTACTGGTATGTTTAGCTCATACCGTAACCCAATCACCAAACCTACGCTAGCTACACTCAATGATGGCTACGACAGTCCAGAAACCAATAACCAAGAGATGGTAATCTTGCCTAATGGTAAGTCATTCTTGCCACAAGGTCGAAACGTTGAGTATCTCTTGCCAGCTGGTTCAGAAGTGATTAACGCTAGTGAATTGGCTATGCTTATGGGCGTTGAACGTGGAGCGTTTGCGAAAGGTACTGGTTTCTGGTCTAAAATCTGGGATACGGCTACTAATGTAGCTGGCTCAGTGTGGGACACAATGAAGAACGGTGTCGATAAATTCATGAAAATGATTGAGTTTGTCACCGACGTTGTTAAAGACCCCGTTGGATCATTGGCTAAGAAATTCAGCCCTAATGCTGACAAGTTAGCTGGTGTGTTTAACCCCCTCGGTAATGCTTTGTATAAGAAACCAGTCGAAGAAGCTAAAAACTGGTGGAAAGAACTTTGGTCTATGGCTAGTGCCGCAATGGATGAAGGCACGGTGGCAATGGGTGCTAAAGGTGATGACTACCGATTTAAAGATAAGGCTAAAGATGCTGGTGCTGACCCTTGGGGTTATTTCTATCGTGAGTGTGTATCCTTCGTTGCCAGCCGTTTGGCTAACCTTGGTGTTAAACCTAGTCTGTTTAGTCACCTCGGTAACGGTAACCAATGGATATCTGCCAGCGTGCCACACTTAAGTAGACCTAAACCGGGTACGGTAGCGGTCTACACTGGTGGTCCAGTATCAAGCAACCACGTTGACTTTGTCACGGCCGTTCATGGTGACACCTACGATGGTGAAGAATACAACTACGGCGGTAACGGTCAGTACCATCAATACGCTGGACGTCATATTGCTAACACTGCTACATTCCTTGATTTTGGGGTGCGTGATAGTGGTGGTGGCGGTGAAGACAATAGCAAACCACTTAAGGACCGCAACAGCCCACTTCAAACCTTGATTAAACGCCAAGTTGGTGGCATGTTTGACTGGATTAAGAAAACCCTTGGTCCGTTGCTCAGCCCAGCGGGTGGCGGTGAAGATGGGCCTCAAGGTACCGGAGTAGCTAGATGGCGTGAGTCCGTAGTTAGAGCGTTGAAGGCTAATGGTATTGAACCAAATGACTTCCGTGTTTCTAAAATCTTGGCAACGATCCAACGTGAGTCTGGTGGTGACCCTAACGTCCAAAATAATTGGGATAGTAACGCCAGAGCGGGTACACCTTCAATTGGTTTGATGCAGACCATTGGGCCTACATTCAACGCATACAAACACCCAGGGCACAACAATATTCGTAATGGCTATGATAACTTGCTTGCTGCAATCAACTACATCAAGCATCGTTATGGTACATCGGATGCAGCCTTTAACCGTGTCGCAGCCTATGGCTATGCCAACGGTGGTCTAGTCCACAAGAATGGTGTTTATGAATTAGCTGAAGGCGATATGCCAGAGTACGTTATTCCAACGGATATCGCCAAACGTGGTAGAGCGTGGCAACAGATCGGAAGAGCGTCGTGTAGGGAAAGAGTGTAGATCTCGGTGGTCGCCGTATCATTAAAAAAAAAAAAAAAAAAAAAAAAAAAATTTTTTTTTTTAAAAAAAAAATAAAAAAAAAAAAATGAGATATGTAATTTAAATATTATTTTGTTTTATTTTTATTATTTTTTTTGTTTTGTTTTTTTTTTTTTTTTTCAAGCAGAAGACGGCATACGAGATACGGAACTGTGACTGGAGTTCAGACGTGTGCTCTTCCGATCTTGCTAGGAGGTAGCATTATTTGATAGGAATGTCAGTCATTTTTGACGGTAAAAACTTAACCGAATTATTTAATGAAGGGCGAGGGCGTACCGTTCCAGTGGATGTCACTAAAAACGTGGCATCTAACTTTAATAACAACTATCAAGACCAAGGGCGTAGGCGTTATGGTCAGCAATTCCTATACAGCACCTTGTCAGTCAAACAGATTCAAGTATCGTTTACCCTAGTCGGAAACTACGACTACTTTAATACCATCGCTGAAACGCTAGGCGGCTATCTCAATGTAGATAAACCTAAACCATTGATTTTCGGTGATGAGCCTAACAAGGTCTGGGAGGCTATCCCGTCTGGTCAAGCGTCGCTAGCAGTCGATAAGAACACCGCACCGATTACTGCAACGTTAACGGTTACGTTCGACGTGCCTAAAAGCTACAGTGAGAACAAGGCACAAGCCTTGGTAAGTAGCGACGGTGAAACCAAGTACGGCAGTATTAAGAAAGTCTCTACTGGTCATTACAAGGCGACACTAAAGAACTTTGGTACGGCTGAAACTTACCCAGACATTAAGCTGAAATTTAACTCAGATAATGGCTGGGTTGGGATTGTAAAATCGTCTAGTGAAAGCTACGAGATTGGCAATCCTAATGAAGTAGACACTAGGACAGTTAAGCAATCTGAAATTCTGTTTGACTATGTTTCTAATAACTGGATTACCAATGGTTTTGCGGTTGGTGCTAAAAATCAAGGGCGTTTCAACGACGATAGCCACTCACTCAATGGCACGCTTGCTATCGATAACACTTGGGGTAGACCACACATCGTTTTGACAAATCAAGGCGCTGGGGATAAATACCTGCGAGGCGGTTCGTTGACTTGGGAAATTCCGGCAGATAGCAACGGCCAAAAAGGCTCACTGTATGAGTATTTTTGGTGGCGACAAATCTTGTGTGCTACCGCTGCAAACCAGTTTGGTTTTATTAAAATATCGGTAACTGATGCAACCGGGGTTTTCTTGTACGGGACAGAAACGTACAAACATACAAATGGGTTTGACAGTTATCACAATTTCTTGGCAAGCGACGGGCGTGGCGGTTATAGAATTTTGGATAAAAAACATTTTTATGCAACAGATATCGCTACATCAAACCCGTTTTATAATTCGGGCGGTTGGTCAGATATTCAGCGGTTTGACGATGTCGTCCAATTTTACTGGTGGGGTTCTTACCCTAGATATACTATCCCGGAAATAAAAGGCAAGAAATCCGCCAAAATAAATATTGGGATTTTTGGGATAAACGGCTGGCCGTTGATCCCACACTTGTATCTGGATAGTTTCGTCTATCGAAAAGATTATGCGAATAAGGAAGAAGATATCCCTAATCGTTTCCGCAAGGGTTCTATCCTTGAAATTGATATGGCCAAAGGCAAAACCTTTGTTGACAATCTGCCGGCATCTAATGAGTTAACTTATTTATCCGAGCCGTTCGGTATCGGCACTGGTGAAACTGAAATCGACATCTACACATCAAGTTGGATAAGAACTGACCCAACTATTGAAATTTCTTGGAAGGAGCGTTTCGTTTAATGCAAATTTGGATTCATGACAAAAACATGCGTAAGGTTTGTGCGTTGAATAATAACATTCCTGGCATGATGCCCTACTCTAACAGTCAATGGCATCCTTACCTCGAATACGCAACTAGTACATTCGATTTCGTAATCCCTAAAATTGTAGACGGAAAGCTACATGAGGATGTTAAATATATCAATGATGATATGTTTGTTTCGTTTTACTACGATAACACTTACCATGTTTTTTATGTATCACAGTTAGTTGAGAACGATGATAATTTTCAGGTCACTTGTAACAACACAAACTTAGAACTGGCACAAGAGGGGGCAATTCCTTACAAAAGCGATAACGCTCAGACACTAGCTTGGTATCTGAACGACATGGGCTATCTTGGTTTTGCGAATATGGAAATCGGTGTCAATGAGGTATCAGATAAAACACGAAAAGTTGAGTTTGAAGCACAAGATACACGATTGGCCCAATTGAGAAGTTTGATGTCTAAGTTTGATGCTGAAATGGCATTTCGAACAGAATTGAACCGAGACGGAACTTTAAAACGCTTCATCATCGACATCTACCAACAACCAGACGAAAACCACCACGGCATTGGTAAAGTTAGGGGAGATGTGGTCCTTTATTTTCAAAACGAATTAAAGGGTGTCCAAGTCACTAGTGATAAAACGCAACTTTTCAACGCTGGTAATTTCATTGGCCAAGATGGTGTTAACCTAAACGATGTTGAATTCGAGGAAAAGAACGAGTTAGGACAAGTAGAGTTCTATTCTAAGCGTGGGAATAGCTTAGTGTTTGCCCCGCTGTCTAGGGAACGTTACCCATCTACCATGAATCCAGGCAATGCAGATAACTGGACTCGTAAGGATTTCGAAACAGAATACAAGGACGTTAACGCTTTAAAGGGTTACGCCTTGCGTACTATCAAACAGTACGCTTATCCACTCATGACCTACACCGTCGATATCCAATCCAGTTTCATTGAAAACTACAAGGATATTAACTTAGGCGACACCGTCAAGATTATTAATAATAATTTTAGAGGTGGGTTAGCCCTCGAAGCTCGTGTGTCTGAAATGGTAATCAGTTTTGACATGCCACTTAATAATTCAGTTGTGTTTACCAATTTCAGAAGGCTGGACAATAAACCGTCTGGCAGTTTGCAACAACGCATTGATGAGATTGTTTCCAAATCTCTACCATATCGTGTCGAGATCACGACTACCAACGGCACAGTATTTAAAAACGGGGTTGGTCGTTCGACTGTTCGACCAGTCTTGAAACAAGGTGATAAAACCGTTAACGCTACATGGCGTTTCGTAATCGACGGTGCTATTAAGTATGTGGGCATGACCTACGACATGGTAGCGGCACAGATTACCCAACCAACAGCCTTAACGGTTTCAGCATGGGTGGATAATAAAGAAGTAGCTTCGGAAGAAGTTACTTTTTTAAATGTCTCGGATGGTCGAAATGGTGTCAAGGGAGATAAAGGTGACCAAGGTATCCCTGGTATTAAGGGTGCTGATGGTAAAACACAGTACACTCACATTGCCTACGCTGACACGGTTTCCGGTAGCGGTTTTAGCCAAACCGACACTGACAAGGCTTTTATCGGTATGTACCAAGATTTCAGCACTACGGATAGCCGGAATCCACAAGACTATCGCTGGTCTAAATGGAAGGGTAGTGACGGGCGTGACGGTATTCCCGGCAAAGCTGGAGCGGACGGACGAACACCTTACGTCCATTTTGCCTACGCCGACAGCGCTGATGGTCGAACTGGTTTCAGTCTGACGCAGGACGGCACCAAGCGGTATCTGGGTATATGTACCGACTTCGATAAAGCGAATAGCACTAACCCAGCCGATTATGCATGGAATGACACTGCTGGTAGTGTGTCTGTTGGTGGTCGCAATCTCTTAAAAGGCTCGAAAGGACCTTTTAAGCCGGATAAAAAACCAGCGAATTTCGATAATAACGTTTTGTACAAAACAGAAACTTCTGTCTACTTAGAGCAAAACCAAAAGTATCTTATTAGTGCGAAATCGGACGGTAATTTTACTGCCTTGCACAACGCAAATGTTGAGAGTGATAATGTGACACTCTGGTTGATTGATGATAAATACCAAAATTATCAGATTGTATCCGATTTGAAGACTGGAACTACAGGAACGCTAGTTACTTGGGTTAAACCAACAGGGAACTATCATCTACGTGTCAACACATATCACAAAACAGCTAGCAAGTCTGTTTGGGAAGTGAAAATCGAAAAAGGGACAGTCAAAACAGGTTGGACTCCTGCGCTCGAAGATGTACAAGATGACATTAATTCTAAGGCCGACAGCGTATTGACACAAGCCCAGCTCAATAAACTCAATGAAGTTAATTCTGTGGTGCAAGCCGAGCTTGAAGCGAAAGCATCTCTTGACACACTTAATCAATGGGTCAAAGCCTACCAAGATTTTGTTAATGCGAATAACGCTAACCGGGCACAAGCTGAAAAGAATCTGGCTGATGCCAGTGCCCGTGTCGCAAAACTAGAGAACAATCTGAGCGATATGTCAGAGCGCTGGAACTTCATCGACAGCTACATGACTTCATCGAACGAAGGGCTTGTTATCGGTAAAACCGACAACTCTAGTTCTATGCTGTTCAGCCCAAGCGGTCGCATTTCAATGTTCTCTGCTGGTAATGAAGTAATGTATATTTCGCAAGGTGTAATTCACATTGAAAATGGTATTTTCTCAAAAACCATCCAGATTGGTCGCTATCGAGAAGAGCAGGATTTCATCAATCCTGACAGGAATGTCATTAGATACGTGGGAGGGAGTTAATCATGGTAGAATTTTGGTCAAATAATGACCGTGGATATCGCATTAGGCTGTGGATTGACCAAGTTGGACAGAATATCCAAAACAATACAAGTGATGTCCGTATTCGATTAGCATTGCTGAATCAAGGGTGGACATTTGCAAGCTATCAATGTTCTGGTTACGTCGATGGTTTTGGGCAACGAATTGACTACTCTGGTAGCCCAGCGATGCTTAACCGAAATTCAGAGATACAGTTGATTGACCGCACAATTACTGTCCGCCATGCTGACGATGGGTCTGGTGCCTTCGGTGTGCGTGCGCATTTCAACGGATCGGGTGGATACAGCCCTGGAAATCTAGACATTGGTAACCAAGGCATAACACTGACAACTATCCCAAGAGGAAGTTCGGTGAGCGTTCCAGAGGGATTCATTGGCAATCAAGTAGATATCACTATTGACAGGAAATTAGCTGGCGCTACGCACACACTGCGCTATTTTTGGGGTAACAAGCAAGGTAAAATTGCTGACAATGTTGGGGCATCGTTTAAGTGGACAATCCCAGCGTATTTTGCCAACGACATACCAGATGCAACAACTGGCCGAGGCACCATATATGTCGATACTTATGTAGACGGCAAATTGATCCAGACGCAGTCAACAACACTAACAGCAAGCGTTGTTACAGACAACATGAAACCCTCATTCACTGGGTTTACCTTGACAGATACAAATCCAACGACTCAAAGGATAATTCCAGAGCCAACACATTTCGTGTCCATAATGTCACTTGTGAAGGTCGTTTTCAACGGGGCGCAAGCAAAGAATGGAGCTACGATAGCTGGGTACTACGCTGAAATTGTTGGTGCTAGCAATTCTGTTTCAACGAACGGCGGGGTATTCCGTGAGGTCGCTGTAAACAAAGACACTCAAATGACCTTGAGAGGGAGAGTCCAAGACTCTCGTGGGATTTGGTCTGATTGGAAAGAGGTCAAAATAACATTTTTATTCTATTTCAGCCCAACACTGAAATTTGAGGTTGCCAGAAGTGGCTCGAAGTCAGATACACTAACCATCAAGAGATTTGCTAAAATAGCGCCACTAAGCGTGAATGGTGTTCAAAAAAACACCATGAAGCTGACTTTTACAACAACAAAAGTTGGAACGAGCAATGTTGTAGCAGATAATGGGTCGGCTGGCGGTGAATGGTCAAGCATTTCTGAGTTCAAGGGTTCTAATGCCAACTTGGGCAAAGAGTATCCCGCGGATACTTCATTCATAGTTACAGGGAAACTAGAGGACAGATTTTCAGACTCAAAATTCCAAGATACAGTGCCGACCGATGAAACTATCATGTCCTATGACCAACAGGGCGTTGGTATTGGTAAATATCGGGAAAATGGAGCACTTGATGTCAATGGATTGATTTATTCGGGTTCAAAGCCAATCCAGCACCACCGACTTACAGAAGTTCGAGGTGCTGCGATTATTGAATATAACAACACGAACCTCGATGATTATAGGACGACAGGTTTCTTCTCGGTGATGAGCACGATGAAGAACTACCCTATCAGCAAGCCTAAACCTACAGAACAAGAAGGTTTTTTAGAAGTGGTAGAAGGTTTGGGTGGTATTCATCAATCACTGACAACAAGTTCTGGCAGGTTCTTCAAACGCACTCTAACGCAGAATACAGTTGGAAAATGGGTTGAGTTCGTGCAAACCAACCAACCCGTTGTTAAAAAAGAAATCCCGATAGGATATGGTGTCAAAGCTAATGTGGTTCGGGAAGGGGACGTAGTAACCTTAAGTTTAATCAGAGGCACCTATTCTGTCGTCGAAGGTGAATACAAGGATTTGGGCGAGAAAGTTCCAAATGGATTCAAGCCTTGTGTGCAAACGCATTTGGTTGCTAACAAGAACGATTTAAACAAACACAAGGACTGCGCAGTGTGGCATTTTGAATCTAATGGAAATATATTTTTTTCAAACCCAAGTTTTGGAGATGCTGTCTACACAGGTACGGTCACTTACATAACCGAAGACGAATATCCAACGATCGAAGAATAAAAGAAAGGAAAATAATATCATGTCACTAAAAATTACAAAACAACGCACAATCAATGCAGAATTTAACGTCGCAGAAGAAGGAGCTACAATCCTTGTTAAGCAAACCTTTATCAGCGTAGATTCCAATGCGGTTTCTACAGTGCAAGAAAATCTACTTAACGCTGAACTCTACGCTAAACACCGTCAAGAAATGCGTACAGACGAACGTGCATTGCGTGACTTGCGTTATAAAGTAGAGGATGAAATTTTGGCGGATACTACACAGGCGTAAAGCGTTTAAAAATGGGGGTTAAATAAATGTTTTAAGGAGCATTAAATGCACAAACCAGATGGCATCTTTGGCGTGTTTGAAGTCGTCAAAGATTTCTATGAGCATGGCATAGACGAACACCTCTGGGTGTTCCTACTCATGCTTGTTATCGTTGCTGATATCGTATTGGGCGTTTCAAGGTCATGGGCTTTCCATGAGTTTTCGAGCCGTAGATTTCGAAAAGGGTTGGTTAGCCACACGGCTATGCTAGTTATCGTAACCGTGTCCTATCCGTTTATGGTTTTCATGAATCTAGGTGGTGCTATGGACGCTTTTATTTTTGCCATGCTGTCAGCGTATGGAGCTAGTATTTTGGCTAGTTTGTCAGCTCTAGGGGTTGAAATTCCCTTTATTGACAGGTTTGTCAAGAAAAATATTGATAAGGATAAATTTAATCTCATCGAGGAGGAAGAAAAAAATGATTAATTTTAAACTACGTTTGCAAAACAAAGCTACTTTGGTAGCTCTTATCTCAGCAATCTTTTTGATGTTGCAACAATTCGGACTTGAGATTCCACACAATATCCAAGAGGGTGTGAATACATTCGTTGTGATCTTGGTAATCTTGGGTATTGTCACAGACCCTACTACTAAAGGTCTTGGAGATAGCGAGCAAGCCTTGGGCTACCACGAACCAAAACAAGATTAACTGAACAAAGGAGACATTAACAATGAGTAAAATTGAATCAAGTATTGCACGTATGCACCATCTACAATCAATCCCAGTACATTACGACATGGGTGACCGTTACGGAAACGACGCTGACGGCGACGGACGCATCGAATTTGACTGCTCATCAGCGGTAAGCTATGCACTCGAAATCAACTTAAATAACAACACAGAATCACTTCAACAAGCACTTCCAGCTATTGGTTATGCGAAGATTTACGATGCTGTAGATGGCACATTTGATGGGCAACGTGGAGATGTCGTTATTTGGGCACCTCGTGATGGTTCAAGCTCGCTCGGTGCGTTTGGCCACGTATTGATTATGACTAGTGATAGCACGGCTATCCACTGCAACTACGGCATGGACGGAGTGACTGAAAATGATTATAATTACATTTGGGATCTAAACGGTCGTCCTCGTGAAATTGTTTTCCGTGAAAGCGGAACACCTCTTCCAGCACCAGCCCAAAGCGAATTTGAGCGTGAATTAGATGTTAATACACGCTTAGAGAAGTCGGACAAACCCTATTATGAAGGCACTCTTACCACTGACTACTACGTTGAAGCTGGTCCTCGCATTGATAGCCAAGACAAGGAATTCCTTCCAGCTGGCACACGAGTCCGTGTTTACGAGAAACTAAACGGCTGGTCTCGAATCAACCATCCAGATAGCGCTCAATGGGTTGAAGACCAGTATTTGGACGACTGCACAGATATGTAAAACTAGACCACGAATCAAAATAAAATAAAAAGGAGTATATCACCTCCCGACAGGCCACAGTTCGGACATCATGGTGGTAGTGGTCGAAGCCTCAGCGTTTGCTGGGGCTTTTTTTATTTGGTATAATATATCTATCCATCATAGGTAAAGAGCCATGACTTAGTCTCATAGCTCTTTTTTTATTTGCTAATCTCTACGATAAGTGATAATATATTCTTTAGGAATACTTGGTATCATTTCGATAAATTCCTCGAACTGTCCCCCGGCTTTTGGTCGGGGTTTTTATTTTGCAAAAAAACTAAATTTCTTTATCAAAAGTGTTG